GAAATATTATGCAAAACACGAGACGCTGTAGTCAAAGCCTTGTCAGCCTTCCAACGCACGAAATCAGGGTGATCTTGGTACCAAAGCAAAAACCGCCGCGGAATCGGGAAATCTCCATCGCGTAACATAAGCTTTCCAGCAGAAAGAACATCACGAAAATACTTATCCAACCAGGTGCGGCCGATGCCGCGACCGAAACGACCGTACTGCTTCTTCAAACGACCCTTATCGGGAAGAGCATCAAGCGCCTTATCTGTAACGTAACTCGAAATGTAGAGAGCCAAATCCATGTTGACAGGCTCAATCTGAACGAAACCTTTTCCCCAAACCTTCTCTAGCGAAGGACTAGTGTGAATCGCGTTGCCGCGGGAAGAAAAAGTACCGGTGGGAACCATATCAAAAAAATAGTGGCCAAAAATAATACCGTGAAAATGACGGCGACCAAAAGTGTCGCCATACTCTCCAGCCATAACCTGCTTCACCTTCTTAAAAGTGAGAGACTTAACACGACCGCGCTTACGCGCATCTGGCCAACGGCAATACTTCACTTCACAAAAAACACGACGGAAATCCTTCATAAACTGGGCCCAATGAGAATGGTCCAACTCGGGGGAATCCATAAACTGATCTGAATAGGTAAGGGAAAGAAAGAAAACTTCGTCCGGATACGACTCGGCCTCAAGCATAATACACAAAGCCCGCTCATAACGACGAGTTACAAGACAAAGCTCACACTTACCACAGGGAACATCGGTCAAACCAAAGCGCTGCTCTAAGCGATTGGTCTCCTGAGTCCTGGGGCCGATAAACTTGACACGCTCACCCTCTCCACGAGGGATAACCACATTCGGTCGACAACATCCCATGTTGCAATCTTCTTTGAATGTGAATCAGAGCTTAAAGACGAATGCCGCCGCGACGACCTAACGCAGCTGGCTTATGATTAATCTTCTTGGAACCTGCTGCACGAGAAAATGACTTACGACTGTGACGTTTAGACATGCGTTTGCGCATAAAACCCCCGTTGTAAAAATATTGCACTAAGACTTTTTGAAAAAGTCGAACAAAAATAACTGACTTAACGACTAGCGTCGATAAAAAGTCAGTTGGCACAATTAATAACAAGTAAGACAGATTGTGCCGAAACCCTCCCAGAAAGCCCTCCCTTCCAAGTAAGGGAGGGCCTGAAATAATAACGAGAATGCGATTAGCACCGCATCATAAGGGGTAGGGCTACTGCGCCCTACCCCTAACACCCCACGACTGATCGCGGGCCTTCCAGGCCGCTCCAAAAAATCGCCGGAGCTAAAGCTCAATCGGCGAATAATGAACCGCGCAATAATGGCGCGGGGCTCGCCGAAAGTAAGGCTCGCTCAAACAAACGCGAAGAAAAATAAAAATTAGAAAGAGAAAAAACGCGCACGAGAAAAAACCGCGCGCGCTGGAAAAATCAATAATCAAAAAAAATTTCGCGTTTAGAAAATAAAGTATACCACGTTCGCTTGGTTCCACGATGTAGACATCACGAAAGAGTACCTATGTGGAACAGCTAGCACGTGAATGAAATAATAAATTAAACGCTCTTGAAAGGAGCTAAAAATGAGTAACGAAAAAATGAAATACCTCATAGAACAAATCCGAGAAACTCGGGGAAATATAAAATACACAAATCCGGAATATAAATCCGCAATGTATCGATACATTGAAAAGTGCGAGGAAAACCTCGCACAAGAAATAAATAGAGAATTAAAGAAAACTAGAAAAAAGGAAAATAAAGGCTAGCGCGCTACGCTTGCTCAACCCGGAGAGTTTACTCTCCGGGTTCCTTCTTGGCTGGGGAAGGAACGGGGTCTGCGTTAGGCGCAGGAGCTGGGCGATCGTAGATGCCCCACTGATAACACTGCTCAACATTCTGGGGATCTCCGATGTAAGAAAGAAAACCCTGAATGGAATTATTAAAATGCTTCGTACGAAGCTCAGCAGGAAGAGACTCAAACATAGAATTGGCTTTGGCAACCTTATCCATATTCTCAGCAGCAGAAGTGTACTGCGAAAAATCGCCATAAATCTCACGAGCTCTCCGAACATGATCGAGAACACCAGTCTTCTTGTACTTCGCAAGAATCTTGTTGATGTCGCAGTCATCTTTAAAATGCTGCTGAGTACGAGACGGCTTGCCCGGCTCAACGACGGGCTTAGAAAAAACCGAAAACTTATTACGAACACCAAACTTGTTAACAAACTTCTCGGGATCTGACATTACGGCCTCCTCGGGCGAGTCATGTTGTTGAAACGCTGCTGAACCTCAGAATTAGATTCCTCGCGAAAAATATTCTTCAAAGCACCTGGGGTCGACTTAATACCCTCAAGAACCTTGTCAAACAAATACGATTTAGGACCCAAAATATCAGCTTCCTTATTAGTCTTGCGCGTCTGAGCGCGATTGACTTCGGAAGCGGAACTGGCCTGCTCGGCCTGAGCCTTCTGCAAATTAACTTGGCCCTTTCCGAGGGCAATATCGAGAGCAGAAGAGGCAGTACGAGAACCAATAGTGGGGTCCATCTCATAACCAGCGCCTTGGGGCGTAGAAGCACCAGGGCCGCCTGTAGCTGATAAAATAGGGTTAAGACCAGCGGCACGAAGATCTGCAACTTCACGTTGATGAGCTGAGCTCGACATACTCTCCATAAAACGCATCTGATCACGGGCAGAACGCCGGCTAACGTCGCCGGCGAACAAAGAGCCGGCGAGAGAAGCTCCGCCGGCGATAATCGAACCAGTAATAAAGGGGTCCACTCTAAATTCTCATCAATCCGGGCACCGAGTAAGACGGCATAACCCTGGCTGTATGGTTGTTAACAACGCAATCGAAAATAAAGTGGGGCTCCGAGGTCACCGCAATAACACGATCAACAGGAGCATCTTCTTGGATAAAAGTTTCGTTCAAAACCGGGTCAGTTAACTCCTGGGCAATATGCCATGAATCTAAAGAAGAGGCCGCGTTGGAGCGAAAAAGACCAGTGATCTTGGAAGTCTTGAACCGATACTCGGCCCAACGCTCCTGATAACCGAAAACGAGATCATTGTCGGCGCCAGTCAAATCAACATCCAACTCCTTACGAAGAACCGCCTGCTCACCCAAATTCGCGAACGCCGGATAATAATAATCAAACCGAGTCTGGCGCGACCAATGACGATCTAAACCATTCTGGTAGGTCAAATCTCCACGGACACAAACTAAACCAAACACATAACCATGTTCAGTGAACGACTTAATAAAACCATTACGATGAGAAGAAACAGTGCCGAAAGCGGAAAGATTACCCTGCGGAGTAGAAGCTCCAGATTCCGAGGTCTGAGGAACAGGGTGAATATTAACAGGAGACTTAGAATGGCCAAGAAACTCGGGACGCTGTAAACGAAAATCCGGGTTAATAACGCCGAAGTGATTGAACACCATCTCAATAAAACGAGTTCCACCACGCATATCCAATTCATAAACTTGTTGAATGGTCACGGCCTCACGAAAAGCATTAACCGTAGTACCGGCCGCTTGCGAAAGATCAGCCTCAAGAGGAGCTTCCGCGGCCGCCCGAACAGACTTAGAGAACGCCTCACCTAAAAACACGAAATCACCGGCATTGGTAACGTTACCAGAACCAGTTGAAGAGGTAGTGCGTGCACCGACGTTGTAAGAACCTCCGAGGGCTCCAGCCGCCATGTTGTTCATCAAAGGACCATACGTCTCACCATCTGTTGTAGCCCGATCTAGACCAGAACCACCAATAGGAGAATTATTCAAAGTTATAGTACCGGCACCGATATTGGTCTTCTGAGTTCCCCAAACCGGAGCAAAACCGCCGAGTGGGAGCTCAACCGCATCGCCTTTCTGGGGAGCGGGACGGCAACCAGTGAAATAATCGAAATACTTGTTGATACGCTGAAGGCCATAGGCCGAATAAAGATCCGGGCCGTCCCCAGTGGCGACGGTTAAACTATCTTGCAAATCCTGATCGCGGAACCACTCGTTCCAAATCAAATAATAACCACGAAACGGGAGCGCCGAAACCTCCGACATCCCAGCGGTCTGCATACTTCCGCCCATCGGAAGTCCAAAATTATCCCATAACGACATCACCGCTGGCGTAACGCCGGTCACAGTGATAACGGGAGTAGTGAAATCAACCGAAGAATCGGGGTTGGGACGCTCTCCATGCTGACGAACAAAGTTATCCCAAACCAAACGGTTCGGAACAAAAAACCAAAACGTCTCAAGGTACATGTTGTCCATGATCGGAAAAATCGGCGTCGCAAGACGCGCGAACATCTGAGCGTTAACGTTAAAAGTATCTCCAGGAATAACGTCATCCACGTAAAACGGAATAAGGTAACCTTCATCGAAAGTGTGCTTATGCCGAGAGGGACGCATCCAAGAACTGCGCGGCCGGGTCGACTGAGGAATACGAGAAAAATGCTGCTGATCTGCTGACGGAATTCTCACGGTGTAATCTCCTTAAAGTGTTTAGAACCACAACGAAAAAAAGCCGGACAAAGAAGAAAGTCCGGCCAAAAACCTAGTTTACTGAAGATCTCAAATCTTGCACTAAACCTAAACAGTTTTTAACATCATAGAGACGAATCTCGCCCTGACGGGCGTCATATTCTCCCAACTCGTAAATCGAGAAATCTTGAGGATGACGAGCCCAAATCGCTTGGCCTTTAGTCAACTCCTCCATCACATCACGGAAGAAAATACCGCGCGTCTGAGACGTGATCGGGGGTCCGTAACTGCCGGACTTGGAATCCTTAAAACAAAAAATACGATGATTTAAATCATTTCCGCTTTCCACTATCTAACTCCTTCTTTGAATGAATGTGCCGAAAAATGCGACCCTTGGCTCTGGCACGACGAACGGGGCCGTCTTCTTTAGAAATATTATGCAAAACACGAGACGCTGTAGTCAAAGCCTTGTCAGCCTTCCAACGCACGAAATCAGGGTGATCTTGGTACCAAAGCAAAAACCGCCGCGGAATCGGGAAATCTCCATCGC